TCGGCAGCGCTGCGTTTGAAAGCACGACTTACTTCGCGCCTGCCACGACCGGCACTCTCATTCTCGCGGGCAACGGCAGCGGCGGCTTCTCGACCGTCACGGTCGGGTCTGGCCTGACCTACAACGCAGGCACGCTCGAAAGTACGGCAGGCGGTGGCAGTGTGACCAGCGTTGCGCTGACCGCAGGCACAGGCATCTCGATCAGCGGTGGACCGATCACGACAAGCGGCACGATTGAGGTAACCAACACGGCACCGGATCAGGTCGTTGCGCTGACGCAAGGCGGCACCACGACGATCACGGGAACTTATCCGAACTTCACCATCAGCAGCGCCGACCAGTACACGGGAACGGTCACGAGCGTCTCGCTGACGGCTGGCACGGGCATCTCGATTTCGGGCGGTCCGATTACTAGCAGCGGCAGTATCGAGGTCATCAACAGCGCGCCGGATCAAACCGTTGTCCTGACTGGATCTGGAACGACGAGCGTCACCGGCACGTATCCGAACTTCACGATCTCCTCGGCTGACCAGTACACCGGCACGGTGACGAGCGTGACTGCTCAAGGCAGCGCCGACATCTCGGTGACGGGTGGTCCGATCACGACAAGCGGGACGCTGTATTTCGGTCTTAGCGACACCAGCGTGACCGCTGGCAGCTACGGCAACAGCACGAACGTCGGGCAGTTCAGCGTCGACGCAAAGGGACGCCTCACCGCTGCGGCCAACGTTCCCATCTCGATCACCGCTGGTCAGGTTCAAGGCGGATTCGTCACTTCTCTTTTCGGCAAGCAAGGCGTTATCACGTCGCTGAGTTATGCCGATTTCGACACGACATCTTCTGTCACTCCTGCTACGGGTCGTCTGACTTGGAGTCCTGACAACGGCACGCTCGACTTGGGCCTGAGCGGCGGAAACGTCAACGCTCTTGTCGGCGTCGATCAGCACGTTATTGTTTTGAATCCGACTGGCACGGCGATGACTAAAGGTCAGGCTGTCGTCGCTAGTGGATCAAGCGGCACTCGGTTGTCGGTCACCTTTGGTCTCGGCAACGCGGATTCGAACACCGCAGAAACGCTCGGTCTTGTCGCAGAGCCGATCTCTAACAACCAGCAAGGCCACATCATCACCAAGGGTCTGCTGCGTGCGGTTGACACGAATGCTTTCAACGAGGGCGACATCCTATACATCAGTTCGGTCACGCGTGGAGCGCTGACGAACGTGCGACCGATTGCGCCTAACCACGCGGTGCGTATCGGATACGTCATCAAGAAGGCTGGCGTTGCGGATGGTATCATCTACGTCGATCCGCTCAATGGATTTGAGCTAGGCGAGCTGCACGACGTCTACACGTCCAGCGTCACGGCCAACGACTTCCTCGTCTACGACAGCGTCGACGGTCGCTGGGAGAACTACACGGCGGCAAACGCTCGCACGGCGATGGGCCTCGGCTCTGCTGCGTTGCAGGCCACGACGTACTTTGCACCAGCTACGACCGGCACGGCGATTCTCGCTGGCAACGGGTCAGGCGGTTTCTCGCCAGTAACGGTCGGAACTGGGTTGTCCTACGTCGGCGGCACGTTGTCGGCGCTCGAAGCAGGCGGTACGGTGACTAGCGTCACGGCTCAAGGTTCGGCTGACATCTCAGTCACGGGCGGACCGATTACAACCAGCGGGACGCTATACTTCGCGTTGTCGGATACGACTGTTGCGGCTGGGACTTACGGCAGCGCGACTCAGGTCGGGCAGTTCAACGTCGATCCCAAGGGTCGTCTGACCTCGGCATCGAGTGTGACGATTCAAATTGGAACGGGTCAGGTTACGGGCTTGGGCAGCGCTGCAACGGAGTCGACTACCTTCTTCGCTCCTGCGACGACTGGCACGGCGATCTTGGCTGGAAATGGATCTGGCGGTTTCTCGTCGGTGACGGTTGGAACTGGTCTCACTTACACCGACGGAACCCTTTCGAGCACCGGATCAAGTGGAGGCATCACAAACGTCGTAAGTACGACGGGAAGTTACACGCTAACTTCCACGCCAACCCTGCTCCGCACGACTCCTACCAACTACGGCACGACGGTCAAGCTGCCAGACGCGACGACGATGACCGTTGGCACGGGCAAGTTTGAGATCGAGAACCTCTCCCAGTTCCACGTCCGAATCACGAACAACGGCGACACGCTGCTTGGTTTCGTCAACGCTTACAGCACGGTTGAGATCGAACTGGCGAACAACTCCACGGCAGCAGGTGCGTGGACGCTGGACAACGCCATGCGCTTTGGGGTTAGTTCGGAAAGGGCTAATCAGTCTACGACGGAAGGATTTACGACCATCGCTGGCGTTGCGACCAACCCGATTGAACTAGACAGCGACCGCGTATTGTTCCTGCTTAGGACTAACGGCAATTTGATTTACGGTCAGGTTTACGCTCAGTCCACAAACACCTACGGCTCGCAAACCCTAATCCGAAACGCTGCGGCAGGTCTTCACTGCGGTGCCGTTAGGATTGACGCAAACACGGTTATCGTAGCGTCAACTGTTGGCACCGCGTTTCAGGCAGTCGTCTTGTCGATCAGCGGAACGACGATCACGGTAAACACTGCGGCTACGTCAACCCTTCCCGGCAATATATCTTCATCATTCGCGTTTAAGGCTGTTCCGTCTGGCGGTTTTGTTTACGTTTATCGGGACGGCACCAACACCGCGAGGACGGTGCCGATGTCAGTAAGCGGGACAACTGTTACGATAGGGACTCTTGAGAGCGCGTTTGCAACGACAGCTTCAGTAAACACGATCCTCGTACAAACAGCGGCAGATAAAGTGATTCTTTACTGCATGGCAGACGGGTCTTCGACGGGGGGATTTATCGCGTATTCGCTTTCCGGCTCCACGCTCACGGCAGGAACGAGGGTCTCCACCGGACTAACGACAACCACTGCATCTAAATTTGTTAGACTGACCGATACGACGTTCTTCTTCGATGCTTACACGGCCGCAGTAGCGCACGTCGGAGTTATCTCGCTGTCTGGGACTACGGTAACTGTTTACAGCACTGCTAACATCGCACTCGCGGCTGTGGGTTCTCCCGTCGTTTTACTTCACGCCGTAAGCCCCACCAAAGTATTTTTCTATTATGGTACCAGTTCTGCGGGAGCTAGTGGAGCAAACATTCTGACGTACACGGCAGGAGTGGGAGTGGCCGTAGGCACGGTTCTAACTGGTGCCCCAAACAGTGAGGCTACGCTCACTAGGTTCATCACTGCCAGCGGCAACGACGTAGTTGCTATCTCAGGCAGTAACCACGTCGTTTACGATGTTTCTGGGTCAAGCCCAACGGTAAAGTCTGCTTTTGCAGTGGGCCTTAGACCTGACGCTGATTTGAGTGACGGCACGCATCCCGGAATGTTCTCCGGGATTCGCGTTAGTCTTATCCTCGCGCCGAACGCGATCCAGTACGGTTTTGACTCAAGGTCGGTCGTCACTTTGCCTAATCTCGGAAACCTAAACAGCGTTACTCCAGTCGTTCCTCCCGAGAATCCTAAACTTGGTTTCGCTTCTAGTATTTTCACCGTTTCTGGGGTCGCGATTTCGTCTGTGATTCGCAAATTTGAACTCGTCTAAACATGAGCGTCGTCATCACTCCCGACTCGGTCCTTGGACCGTTTAAGCAGATCGAGGTTCTTGCGGATCGTCTCCGCTGTGACGGAGCGGAGCTTTCGTTCGCGGTCCTCGGCTCCTACCAGATCAGCGAGGACGACTCGCTCGCGCCTCACCCGATCATCGATGACTCAGAGCAACGCACTCAGATCAGGAAGGAACGGAATCAGAAACTGACGGAGTGCGATTGGACACAGTTGGACGACACGCCGCTTGATAACGTAGCCAAGGCGCAATGGGCCGCGTATCGTCAAGCGCTGCGTGACGTGCCGGATCAGACTGGTTTCCCGTCAAACGTGGTATGGCCTAGCCAGCCTGAGTGAGTTTAACGCCAGCCGCTTTTATGTGGGCTGGATAACTGATCTCCTTTTTAACGCCGGATCGGGTGGTCTGTTCGGCATGGTCGGCTCGCTGGCGACAACCTGGATGCGCCTGCGGGAGAAGAAGCTGGATAACCAGTTCCAGCTCGATCTGCTCGACAAGCAGGCCGCGTCAGCCGAAGCGGTTGCGGCTTGGTCTGCTTTCTCCGCGTCTCAGTCCGCATCTGCATCGGACATGACTGAGAAGGTCGCGCCATGGGCGGCTAACGTTCGCGCGGTTACTCGACCAGCGCTGACTGCGTTCCTGGTCGTCGGCGCGTTCATCGCGATTCTGATCATCGATGACGAAGCCGTGAAGGCCAATGCGCTACAGTCTTTCCAGATGCTCGCCGGAACATCCGTCGCATGGTGGTTCGGCTCACGCATGGCGACGCAGATCAATCAATCGAAACGATAATGAACGACCACGCCGGAGCTAAACTGCTGTTCGCCAACGTCGGCGCATGGCTCGGAACCATTATCAGCCTGCAAAACGTGCAGGTCGTTATCGCGATTCTGTCGGGTCTAGCGTCACTCGGCGTCTCGATTCTTTCGATGATGTGGCTTCAAAAGAAGCTCAAGTCCTTGGAACACGGCGATAAGGAAGAACCGTGATTTAACGCTTGCGGCAATTGTGATGACTGAAAGTCCACTTCTGAACTTTGCGCGCGGTTTCGTCGGACAGATCGACGAAGCGGCTGGCGTGATTCACGACGTTGCGGTCATCACCGAGGGGCGTGCGCTGGGTCACGGCGTCAACATCGACGCGACCACGCTTGAGCAGGTGAAGGCTCAGGCCGAGACGTACAGCGGCGGTCTCAAAGTGAAGATGGATCACGGCGGCGGCGCTGCTGATATTGTCGGTTACCTGACCGAGTTCCGCATCGCCGGCAACAAGCTGATCGCTAACTTCCACGTCCTGCAAAACACTCCGCATCGCGCCTACATCTTCGAGATCGCGGACAAGATTCCCGACACGTTCGGCATGTCGATTGCCTTCTCTGGTCCGACCGAGATGGCGTCGGACAAGAAGACGGTCCTGCAACGCTGCTCTGAGATCTATTCTTGCGACCTGGTCAGCGAGCCTGCCGCGAACGCTGACGGACTTTTCAGCATGAAGAAACTTCAAGAAGTCGAGGAGCCGAAGGGTTCCATCGAGATCGAATTCCCCATGAACGAAGAATCCAAGGCGGCCATTGCTGCCATGATTGAATCAGCCATGATGGGCCTGGGCGAGCGCCTCTCCGAGCTGGAGTCGATGCTTCCTAAGCCTGAAGACAAGGAGGTCGCCATGGCCTCCCGTAACGACGAGATTAAGCTTGCTGCTGAGGCGGCTGGTCTCGCTGCTGTCAAGGAGTTCGCCAAGTCCTTTGGCGCTCCGGTCACCAAGCCCATTGCCTCCGACGCTCCTGCCGCTCCCGCTCCGGTTGCGCAGAAGTTTGAGGAGCTGGTTGCCGCTAAGGCTTCCGAGCTGAAGGGCGACAAGAGCGCGGCCATCGCGTTCTGCGTCAAGAATCACTCCCCCGAATCCGCCGCCGTCCGCTCCCGCGTGCAGGCCGGTGAAGTCATCAAACTCTAAACTACCATGAGCACCCAGTACTTCGGCACGGGATCCTTCCTTGCCAATGCGACCATCACCGCGTTCCGCGCTGTGGTCATCTCCACGAACGGTGGCGTCGGTCTGTCGGCTACGGCTGGCAGCGTTGACGGCATCGCTCAGATCGATGCGGCTTCCGGTGACTACGTTACCGTGAAGTTTCTGAACAACGGCGGCACCCAGAAGGGTACGCTCGTCGGCGGTCCGGTGACGGTGGGTGACACGATCTACGCATGTGCGTCAGGTCAGGTCGGACCTGCTGGGACCGTGACTGTCGGCAAGAGCCTCACCAGCGCGAGCACCGATGGTTCGATCATCGAGTTCATCGCCAAGAACCTCTAATAAGCACCTACCATGTACACTAACGCTGCTGCCATTTTCCGTGGCGATCTCGCTGGCGTTGTCGAGCAGGCCAAGGACTGGGAGTCCAACCTGATCGGCACGCGCGTGATGCCCATCCTAAACGTTCCTCTCCGCGCTGGTCAGTATCCTTCGTTCAAGCTGAAGGAAGGCCAGCTCCTCAAGAGCGACGTCAAGAACCGCACGCCGTACTCGACGTACGCGCGCGGCACTCGTTCCTTCACTCAGGAAACGTATACAGCTTCTGAATACGGATATGAGGAAGCCGTAGACGATACGGTCGCGCTTGACGTAAGCCGTTTCTTCGACGCCGAGGTCGTTGCTGCCAAGCTCTGCTTGCGCAAGCTCCTCCTCGCTCATGAGCTGCGCGTTGCTGCGCAGATCTTCAACGCTTCGACGTTCACCTCCACGAACTCCGGCACCGCGTACACGACGGGCAACCTTGCCACGTTCGACGTTGGTCTCGATGTCGAGAGCGCGATCGACCGCATCCTGGCGCTTGGCGAAAGCCGCGATAACCTCCGCATTGTCATGAGCAACCCGGTCTGGACGCGCATCAAGGCTTCGACGAAGTTCCAGAATCGTCTGCGCGGAACGGGTCTTTCGACCGATACGATTCTGAACGCTTCGCAGCAGGCCGCTGCCGAGGTCTTCGGTGTCGCTGAGGTGCTGATCGGTCGCGCCTCCTACGACAGCGCCAAGGAAGGTCTTGCCTTCTCCAGCGCGAACGTATGGTCCAACGACTACATCTGGGTCGGTGCGGTCACCGATGCCTCCTCTGGCTACTTTGGCGGCGGCACGGGCTTCACGCTGAACTGGCAGGAGTACGGCAGTCCGACCGGCGTGTTCACCTATCGCGACGAGGCAATTAAGAGCGATATTGTGCGTGCTTCGCACTACGTCTCCGAGAAGGTCGTGAATAGCAATGCTGCGCAGATCGTGGCGACCCAGTATAGCTAATCTCTGTTAGGGTTGTTGTGTTCTCCCCTCACCTGCGTAGCGGGTGGGGGGATTTTCTTTTTGACGGTTCGCGCTACGCAATGCGCGTATCGCTTTGCGTCATCTGCGGGAACGAGGAACACCACATTGAGCGAATGCTGGACTCATTCAGTCCAGCCTTTGATGAGTTGTCGCTGGTACGAGCTATCGGCGCCCGCCAGCCTGACCGCACGCTGTCCATCGCGCGTGACTGGTGCGAGGCCAAGGACAAGACATTCCGTTTCCGCGAGCACCTGAACCAGCCTGGATCCGAACATTGGGAGCACGTCGACTCGTTCGGTGAAGCGCGCAACGAAGCCTTTCGCCAAGGCACCGGAGATTGGCTGATCTGGTGCGATTGCGACGACCTCCTCGACAACGCAGATCGGCTCAAGGAGGTTCTGGCTGGTCTGCCTGATGAGGTGTCGATGGCGCGCTTCCTTTACGACGTCCGAGGCACCAGCAAGAAGCTGTTCCGCGAGCGTGCTATCCGGCGCACGGTCTTTGAGGCTGGTCGCAAGTGGCATCACGATGTCCACGAAAACCTGCTGCTGCTCGCCGGCGACAAGCACATCGACATTGAAGATCCCGTCTGGATCCATGCGCCGTTAGAGGTCAAGCGCGAGAACCGTCACCGAAACCTGCGGATCCTGCGCAACTCGGTTCGGGATGCTGCCTCGCAGTATTTCTACATTCACCAAGAGCACTACTGCTCCGGAAACTTCAAGGCTGCGGAGGAGTTCGGCAAGCTGGCGATCTCGATGCCGAACCTGCAAGACTCGTTTAAGTACGAGGCGTTGCTAAACGTGGCGCGAGTGTGCGGCAATCATCGTGATGCGATCAACTATTGCCTCCAAGCGCATGGCGTCTTCCCGTGGTGTCGCGAGGCTTTAAACGCGCTGATCCTGCTCTACTTTGAGAAGCAAGATAGGCAGCGCGCCTACTACTGGGCGGAACGCGCGCTAGAGCGTCCAGAACCGCCATTAGAGGACCGACCGTGGACGCATGAGGCCAAGCATTACGGCTGGTACGGAATCGATCTAGCGGCACGCGCGGCACGCTACGCAGGCCACGCCGAGCGAGCGCAGAACCTGCAAGACCATTTCCACGGCGGCAAGGAGCCGACGATCTCGCTGATCCATGCCACGCGCGGTCGATCCAGCAAAGCCGTTGCCTGCCGTGAAGCCTTCCTGCAAGCCGCTGCCAATCCGGCCAACGTCGAGCACATCTTCTGTGTGGACCTTGATGACAGCGTCTCGATGGAGATGTCGCAGCAGTTCGTCCACGTCACCAGTAAGGAGCAGAGCTGCGTTGCAGCCTGGAACCTGGGCGCACGCAAGGCGCGCGGCGACCTGCTGATCCAGCTTTCCGACGACTGGCTGCCGCCGCTGCATTGGGATTTGCAGCTCTTGGAACTAGTCGCGCTGCGCGATCTGAAGAAGGAGCAGCTAGCTATCGCTATTCACGACGGTCATCGCAAGGACGAGCTAATGTGCATGGCGATTATGTCGCGAGCGCGCTGGGAGGCTCAAGGTGATATGTTCTTCGCCGGCTACGAGTCGGTCTTCTCGGACAACGAGTTCAGTCATCGAGCCTGGGCCGACAACATCGTCATCGACGCACGCGACAAGGTGACTTTCGTTCACGATCACCCGCACTTCAGCAACAGTCCGCTTGATCCGACGTATCGGCACAATAACCAAAGCGAGCGTTACAAGCGCGGCAAGGAACTGTTTGAGGCACGCAATCCATGAACCACTTTTTCCATGAGTCGCGGTTCGGTGAAAACTGGTTCGACTACGCGAACATTTACTCGCGCTTTGTCGAGGAAGCGCCAGTCGGTGCAACCATCGTTGAGGTCGGTTCATGGCGTGGTCGATCGATGGCGTTCCTCGGCGTCGAGGCGATCAAGAGCCAGAAACAGTTGCAGCTTTACGCGGTCGATACGTTCCGAGGCAGTATCGAGCACGCAGGCCATCCGCAACTTGCGACTGGTTCAATGGTCGGTCACTTCCTTCAGAACATTAAGCCGATCCTGCACGCGGTGCATTGCTTGCCGCTGCCGTCGACCGAGGCATCAAAGCTGTTCGACGACAAGTCGGTGTTTGCGGTCTTCATCGACGCATCGCATCAGTACGAGGATGTCCTTTCGGACATTATCCATTGGAGCAAAAAGGTGCAGCCTGGCGGCTACTTGGCTGGTCATGACTTCGGCGGATACGATGGAGTTCGACGCGCTGTCGCTGAAACACTTGGCCGATACACGATTGTCGGTCAGTCTTGGATCACGCAATGCTGACCATCTTCACAATCGTTTTGAACGGGAAACCGTTCATCGATAAGCAGTTGCCGATTTTCCAGAAGCTAACGATCCCGTGGCGCTGGCACATTGTCGAAGGCGTCTCGCGTCCGCAGGAGTGTACAAGCTGGTGCGCCGAGGTGCAGGACCGCTGGCACAAGAACTGGTTATCCATCGACGGGACAACTGAGTACTTGGACAGCATCAAGGATCCGCGCGTGCGCGTGACGTGGCGGCTCGGTCCTTGGGCTGGCAAGATCGCAATGGTCAATGCAGCCATGGAAGACGTCACCGATGGCGTCGTCATGCAGATCGACGCCGACGAGTTCTGGACTGCTGACCAGTTAGAGCGAGTCTATGAACTGTTGCAGGACAAAGAGCCTGGCGACTTCGCGCAGTTCGACTGTTTTTACTTCGTCGGGCCGAGCAAGGTCGTGACGACGCGGCAAGGCTTTGGATCAATGTCCTACGAATGGTTTCGCGCGTGGAAGATGGCGCCGGGACTCCGCTTCAACAGTCACGAACCTCCGGTTCTGAACGCTTGGGCAAGCTACGTTCCGCGCGAGACGACGCGAGCGATGGGTCTTGTCTTCGACCACTACGCCTACTTCACCGAGGAGCAGGTCCAGTTCAAGGAGCAGTTCTACCAGTACGAAGGCTTAGTCGACGGCTGGCGTCGATTGCAGAAAAGCAAGGGCGACGTGCGGCTGTGCGACTATTTCAAGTTTCTCGACAAGCAACCTTGGGTCATCGCTGGCGACATATGAAAACCGTTGTGCTGGTCTACCATGAGCGACTCGGAGACGTTCTGCGCTGCCTGGCTATCGCGCGACATCTTGCAGGTCAAGGCGTCGAGGTGCTGATTGAGTGCCTGCCGCAGTATCACTCGCTCTTTGATGTCGTCAGCTACGCAACGCCTGTTGCGCCTGGTCGAGCAGGAAAGGCCAAGAGGATCGACTTACAGATTTGGCCTGAGCGCTACGCAGACTTTCGAGCTAGCGGCAAGTCGTGGGCTGATTACGTTTACGGTCTTGTTCCTGAGTTGGCCGGCATGGATCGTCGCATTGTCTTCGACAAGCTCGATCCGCGACCGGCGATGGACGACGCGATTATGGGGCCGCTGACGGCGATTGTCTCGCCGTTTGGCTATTCGCAGACCGTCCAGTACAACCCAGCGATGGTCTGTCAGTACGCCTTCGCGCAGTTCAAGGCACCGATGCGTATCCTTGCCGACCCTAAGCAGGTGGAAGCCTGCGTCTGGCGTGGCTGGTCTGAGTCGCTGTTCATTACCGCTCGCGACATTCCCGAGCTAATCCGTATCCTGCGTGACGCTCGCGAGGTCATGACGATCAACAGCGCTCCCGCAATCATTTGCGATGCCGTGCGCGAGCGGTACTACCATATTCCGTCTGGCACGCCGCAGGACGACACCATCACCGAAAAGTCAGTCGTTGTGACATTTGGAGCTTAGGTATGACCGTCCGCGATTTCGATCCTGCTCTGCTGGAAGCCGACTTCAGCGCCATCCAAGACCAAGCCGGCATTACGTTCTCGATGTTCGGCGTGACCATCACGGGTATTTGGGCGAACTCGCGCAACGTCTTTCAGTCCTTCGAAGATCAGCGCCGCGATGAGGGTCGGTACACGGTGTTCTTCCTCGCCTCGCAGGTCGTCACGGCACCGCAGGTAACGACCAACGTGGTGCGCGCTGGCGTTACCTACTTTATCGAGAACCTGGAGTTCGACGCGGAAGGATCCGGCGTGCAGATGGAGGTCAAGAAGTCGATATGATCGTCATTGAGGCACGCACTCGCGAGTTAGAGTACAAGCTGGCGCGATTGGCTGCGGCAGCGCGTGTCGATTACGGTCTGGTAATTCGCGAGGAAGCGCGATTCGTAACGCAGCAACTGATCCAATTCACTCCGCCAAAGACGATGAGCCAAGGCAAAGGCGCTATCGCCTTTGATTTCACTCGCCTAACCAACCAGCTTGAGTACAGCTACTTCAAAGCGCGCGAGACGACGGGAGGCTTTTATAAGTCGATCGCCAACTACATTCGCAAGCGAGAAGACACAAAACTTCAAGCGCTGTTCAACAATCGTGCGCTTAACGGATTCTACGGTCTGACGCTGCTAACCAATCCGCAGCAGATCCTTGAACAGCACAAGAACCGACGCACGCAGTATGGTCGTATCCGCAGCGGCAGAAGGCAGTTTGCGTCGTACATGAAGGACTCCAATACCGCAATGCGCACGATTCAAGAGCGTGTTGGCTGGACTGCCTCTGGCTGGATTCCTGCGGCAAAGGTTACCGGCGCACGTTACAAGAAATTCTCGGACCGATTTGGCGGGAAGTCTGGCAGTCAGGTTTCCAACTTCGGGCGCAATCCGTTTATCCTCGCGCGTAACTTCAACGTTAAAATCCCAAAGTACCAGAACACGGTGAACGCGGTTCTGCGCAGCCGTATCGCGACAACTCAAAAGAAGTTGGAGCGTGTACTTGCTAACAAGGCCGTAAATTTGGGATTCACTCGCGTGAAGATGGGCTGAACGAATTTCAAATGAGCACTAGAACTCTCATCCGCAACGCGATCGGAGCAAAGCTGACGGCAGGCGCCGCAGTTGTGCCGACTGCCAATCTTCTCAAGGGTCGAAACAACACAATTGCCTCGGTGTCCTTTCCGGCTGCTGCTGTCTACGCAGTCGATGAGCAAATTGAGGTTCGCTCGCTAGCGCCAAGCAACCGCGTGCAGTATCGTCAACTGACGGTCAACGTGGACTATTTCACAGCGCAGACCAGCACGACCGTGATTGATGACTTGTTCGACACCGGCTCGGCTGCGATCGAGTCTGCTGTGCTGCAAGACGTTACACTCGGAGGCGTTTGCGACGACCTCCATTTAACGGCAGTTCAATATGTAGTAGAGGACGATGAGGACAAGCGCTGGGGTGTCGCGCGTCACACTTTTAACTGCATCTATCTAACCACCGACTAAAATGGCAAATCACCTGGGCCGCGAAGGCACCGTACGCATCAGTTCAACCACGATCGGAGAATTGCGGAACTACTCGCTCGCACATTCCTCAGATGTCGTAGAGGACTCAATTTTGGGAGACATCTACCGCACGCGCAAATCGACCATGCGCACTTGGTCTGTTTCCGGCGATCTCTACTGGGACGAGCTGGATGCCGGTCAGATCGCGCTGACCATCGGTTCGTCGGTGACGGTGAACTTGTATCCAGAGGGGGCGTCGAGTGGGTCGACGTACTACTCAGGCGGCGGCATCGTGACCAAGTTTGATATCAGCGCCGCGTTTGACGGGATGGTAGAAGCGGCAATTAGCATCGAAGGGAATGGTGCTCTGAGCACCGTTACTGCCTAATGGATGCTATCGACCTAGTACGCGAACACTTCACCGCACTTGGGACTCGGTCTGTCGAGATTCCCGAGTGGAAGCTCACGATTTATTCGACGCCAGTCACGCTGGCTGAGAAGAATCGACTTTACCGGAAGGCAAAGGACAACGACATGGAACTTCTTGTCGATGTCCTGATCCTCAAGGCAACCGACAAGGACGGGAACAAGCTGTTCAACGTCGATCACCGTATGACGCTGCTGCACAAGGCCGACTCAAACCTGATCGCCAAGGCGGCAAACTTCATTCTGTCGGAGGCTGCGCCATCGGTAGAGGAGCTAAAAAACTGACGCACGGCGGCGAGGGAGCCGACCTCCTCGCCGTCTACGCACTTGCGGAAAGGCTCGGCAAATTCGCGCACGAGGTTCTTGCCATGCCAGCTCAGGAGCTGACCGGCTGGCTTGCCTATCTGAACTATCAACAGCAGGTAACCAAGAAACATGGCTGAAGCCTCATTCAACATTCGCGCGGTCGATTCTACGCGGCAGGCGTTCGCCTCTGTGCAGAACAGCTTGGACCGCGTGGCCAACACCGCGCAAAAGGCAGGCAAGCGCATTCAGCAGAGTTTCTCAATCGGTCGTGGCGTGTCGGCTGCGATGGTCGCTGTTGGTTTCACGATGGACTCCATCGCGCAGAAGATCACCGAGATGATCACAGGCGTGAACGACGAGACGCTGAAGGCCGAAGAACAAACTTTGGTTCTAATGCGCCAGCAGGCGGCGGCAGCCGAAGCGCTCGCGGTCGCAAAGAGGACCGACACACAGCAACTGATTGCACTTCGACTTGAGGAGGAGCAGCTCCAAGCTCGAATTTCCAGCGCCGATAATGACACGGTGGAGCAGCGCAATCGACTCCTTGAAGATCAAATCGCTTTAAGTCAAACGCGACTGAACATCATCAATCTCGGTGCGAAGGTCGAGCAGGACCAGTTACAGATCCAGCAAGCCTACAATAACTCCTTGCAAGACTTGGCTGGCGCTCAGTCTCAGATCTATTCTGGACAGGTTTCAATTGCTGAACGCATCGTAGGTATTCGCGGTCGAGAAGCTCAGATCCTGCAAGACCTGGCATCAATTGGCGCTGATGATTTAGAGGCGCGCACGGTCAAGATCAAGGAGCTGACCATGCTTTACGAGAAGCTGGCTCCTCTACTTGAGGAACAGCGCAGATTGGGGCGTGAGGCCGGCGATATGATCGCAATGGGTTTTGAAGATGCGATCCTGAGCGGAAACAAACTGTCCGACGTGCTGAAGAACTTGGCGCAAGACTTGATGCGCCTGATCTTCCGCAACGTAATCACGGCACCGCTGGCTGCTGGTATCGGCAACTTCATCAACGGCGGTCTTGGCTTCCTTGCTGAAGGCGGACCTGCGCGCGCCGGATCCCCTTACATCGTCGGTGAAAAAGGACCGGAGCTGTTCGTGCCTGGCAGCAGCGGAACTGTCATTCCCAATGATCGCATGAATCAGATGGGCGGCAGCGCCGGCGGGCCGACCGTCAACATCTCATACAACATTCAGTCTGGCGTGTCGCGCGCTGAGTTGCAGCCGATCCTTGAGACTGAGCGCAAGCGGTTGCGCGCTGAGATTCCCGACATGGTTCGTCGTGGTGGTTCGTATCGGTCAGCCTTCGCTTAAGCCATGCCTATCTCTTATCCGCTCACGCCTCCTTCGCCGTTTCGCGCGGCCAAGATCAGCTTTACCGGAGCGACTGCACGGTCGCGCAACGTCTCGCCGTACACGTTCCAAGTGCAGCAGTACAACTGGCCTGGTCAAGGGTGGCTTGGCTCGGTTGAGTGTCCTCCGATGGTGCGCGCCGACGCCGAGCAGGTCATCGCATTCCTGTTGGCTGCGCAGCGTGGCACGTTCTACTTTCAAGACTACGCAAATCCGACCCGACGTGGCACGGTAACAGGCACGCTGACCGTCGCCAGCGCTACCGCGAACAGCACGACGCTCGGCATCTCTGGTGCTACTGGCACGTTTGCGGTCGGTGACTGGTTGCAGATCAGCACCTCGCTTTACAAGGTCGTTCAAGTCAACTCAAGCAGCTCGGTCGACCTTTTCCCGGTGCTGCGGTCTAGCTACACGGCAGGAACGTCAATCGTCTACTCGAACGCAAAGGGGCTTTTCCGTCTTGGCGCCAATCAGGTCGACTGGTCGATTGAGTTGGCCGGCATCTACGGCATTTCGTTTTCTATCGTTGAGGAGATCCCGCAATGAGCATCACCGCCGCAGGACGCACGATGACCGCCGGCATGGTGTCGGAAGTCACGACCGCGCAGCTTTCACCGATTCTGCTAGTCGACATGGCTTTCTCGACTCCGGTTTATCTGTGGACCGGATATGGGACTTTGACTTACGCAGGCAAAGCATACCTCGGAACAGGCGACATGGGAACGATTGCGCCAATCGAGGAGACGACGGATCTCTCGGCGCGTGGTCTGATGTTTCAGCTTTCGGGCATTCCGACTGCCTTCATCTCGCTGGCGCTTAATGAGAACTACCAAGGCAGAAGTTGCTCGGTTCAGCTTGGCGCGCTATCGACCACGGCTGGACTGATCGCTTCGCCAGTTACCGTTTTTCTAGGTCGCATGGACGTGATGGCAATCTCGGACGACGGCGAGACTGCACAGATCACGATGAGCGCCGAATCTCGGCTAGTGGATTTTAGGCGCGTGAAGGAGTCGCGCTACACCGACGAGGAGCAAGGAACGATCGACGCGACCGACAAGGGCCTGGAGTTCGTCAATGCAATCCAAGAAAAGACGATCTACTGGGGCAGTCCTAATCCCACAAATCCTGGGTTGTGGAACGGCGGCAACGATGCGCCGGAAACCGATCGGAATCCTGACCGCATCATATGAGCCGAGCGGACAACTGGCGCACGCTTTTGGCTGACTTTATCGAGGCACGTCGCGAGCGCGCCTTTGAGTGGGGTTCGCACGACTGCTGCCTGTTCGCTGCCGACTGGGTCGCGCTTGTTACAGGCAAGGATCCAGCGATAGCGTTTCGCCAGTCCTACTCGTCGGCAATGGGAGCGCATGACATCTATACCCAGTTCGGTGGTGTTCCTGCGCTGGTGAGGAATTGCCTTCGTGATGCTGGATTTGTGCGCGTGTCGCAAGAGCAGGCATCGGCTGGCGATCTAATCGTCCGCGAGTCAGGCCAAGGCAAGTGCGTTGGCATCGTCCTTGGACTAAACAGCGCCTTTGTAGGGGAAGACGGCTTACGTTTCGCGCGTACCGACGAGGATCCCGACGCTACATTCTGGAAATTCTGATCCATGCCGACGCTAATCGTAAACGCTGCTTACTATCTTTGGCTTGGCCTCAAGACGGTCGGCATCGCGATCTCGGAGGCAACCGCGATCTTCATCGTCAAGAGCATCGCTGTCATCGGCGCGTCGATGGCTACATCGAAGCTGCTTGCGCCGAAGATGCCGAGTATGGCCGACTCGCTCGGCTCGCGAGGTCAGATGATCCGCTCACCGATTGCAGCGCGACAAATCATCTATGGTCGAGCGAAGGTCGCCGGAGCAATCGTTTATCTGTCCACGACCGGAACAAAGAACGAGTTTCTGCATATGGTCTTGGCAGTTGCCGGCCATGAGGTCGAGGAGCTTGGCGACGTCTACTTCAACGAGGACCTGGTCCTAACTGGCGCCGGCGACGGCAGCGCGACTGGCAAGTATGCTGGGTATGCTGAGATCTACAAGAAGCGCGGTGCATCTGGTCAGACTGCTTTCGCAACGCTAATCACCGACACAGCGAGCCTAACCAATGGTAAGTGGACTTCTGACCACAAGTTGACCGGCATTGCGTGCGTTTATGTCCGACTCAAGTGGAACACCGAAGTCTTCGTCGGCGGCATTCCGAACGTTTCGTTGATCGTCAAGGGCAAGAAGGTCTACGACCCGCGCACAGCCACGACCGCTTATTCGACCAACTCGGCGCTGTGTCTGCGTGACTACCTGACGTCGTCGCTTGGCATGGCGATGTCATCGAGCGAGATTGACGACACAGCCTGCACGGTCGCTGCGAATGAATGCGACGAGCAGGTGCAGATCCTGCCGGTCTCGCCTACCACCTACGAAAAACGCTACGAGACCAACGGCGTGATCTCGACCAGCGAATCTCCCGACGCTGCCATCGCAAAGCTGCTGTCGGCAATGGCTGGTCTGACCGCCTACTCGTCGGGTCAGGTTGTGATGTATGCTGGGACGTATCAGATCCCGACGATCAGCCTAAGCGAGAAGCACTTTGTCGGTCCTCTGTCGGTCACGACGCGAACCAGCGCTCGCGACCGCGTAAACACGGTTAAGGGCGTCTACGTCTCGGAGGAGAACCAATGGCAACCGTCCGACTTTCCGGTCATCACGTCCGCAACCTACGTCACGCAGGACAACTCGATTAAGTACACGCGCGACGTGTCGCTGCCGTTCACGATCTCGCCATCTTGCGCGCAGCGCTTGGCAGTCATTGAGCTGCGACGTGCGCGTCAGGAGATTGTGCTGACCGCTCGCTTCCGCCTGGAGGCAATGCAGCTACGCGCCGGCGAGACCGTGATGATCTCCAACAGCAAGCTCGGATGGACGAACAAGGTTTTCGAGATCATGGAATGGCGATTCGTTGCAGACGGTCAGCCGCCGCAGCTTGCGGTCGACATGACTCTGCGCGAGATCGACTCGACCGTATACTCATGGACCGTCTCGGATGAGATCGCGGTTGCTGATGCGAAAAACACGACGCTGCCTAATCCGTTCACGATCGCTGCACCGACGTCGCTGTCGCTAGTGGCAGATGGCACGACTCAGCAGTACCAAGCAGACGGCACCGCGTTGCCGCGTATCAGAGTCTCATGGTCCGCGCCGTCCGAGGAGTTCGTGCAGTCAGGCGGCTTCGTCGGCATTGAGTACAAGGAGACGACGTCCACGACGTACCTGACTTGGGCGCGCGTTCCGGGAGATCAGACGCTGGAGTATATCAGCTCCGACGTTCGAATCGGCACCGGCTACAACGTGCGGATTTACGGCGAGTCGTATTTCAAAGTTTCGTCCAGCTACGTTTCCGGCGTGGTCACGGTCCAGAAGGATACGGTTGCGCCATCGGTTCCGACGAGCCTCACGGCAAACATCGGCACGGGCAAGGCGGTGTCGCTAGACTGGGATGACGTCACCGTCGCAGATCTCAGCGAGTATGGCGTTTATCGCAACACCACCGGAGTCACGCCGGCGAGCACGGTCGCAGACAAGATTGCCGAGACGCGCAGCTCGCGATTCTTCGATGCCGAGGTCACGGTCGGTACTACTTATTACTACTGGGTCAACGCTTACGATCGGTTAGAGAACGTGTCGGACTTCTCAAATCGCGCGTTTGCTCGACCGCTTGGCGTCACAGCGTCACCTGACCTGACGCCTCCGAGCACGCCAAGTGCGCCGACGTTCAAGAGCGAGCGCACGTACCTCGCCTCGGACGGAACCGCTCTTGCGGCGATTGTCTTGACCGTTCCGGCTGTCCCGTCTGGTGGTGTTGCACTCGACGTTCTCTCGCGCGTGTCTGGCGCTGACGGTTACAAGGTCGAAGGTCAGATCGACAACGTTGCTGCGTCAGCGTTTGAGGTAGACGACCTGACACCTGGCGTTTCCTACGACTTTGCTTGTCGTGGCGTCAATGCTTCTGGAATCTACTCGGCGCTTTCGACTGCGCTGACTCGCACGGCAGCCAGCAGCACAACGGCTCCTGCTGCTCCGACCAACGTGTCGATCACGTCAACCGGAATCATTCCTGAATACTTTCCCGGTACTCAGGTGCTCCTATTTGGCACGCGCGTTTTGTGGGACGCTTCGACGGAAACCGATTTCTCGTACTACGAGGCAAAGGTCGTTAGCACGAACGATCCAAACGCGACGTCGTATAACTGGACGCCTGGTCCTACGGGCGGGCTGCTTCAGACGCGCGAGAACGAGGCGTACTTCTACAACGCACTACTCAACGCCGGTTACGTCTACGTCCGCAGCGTCAATCGCGCCAAGGTTGCGAGCAGTTGGGTTTATGGCGGAAACGCGAACAGCGCAGCCAGCACAGGCTACACCTCACTTGGCAGGCAGGAATCGAGTAACGTCTCGGTGACAGGAGGCACGGTCAACTCGGTGACCATGAATGCGGTCAGCATTACCGCAACCAAGGTCAAGGTGCCGATTACCGTTTCCGGTACGCAGTACCGAGGACTTGAGGCCAACGAGACGACCGCAGTCGATGTCTACGCGGTCAATCTTCGTGTCTACGACAGCACAACGACCCAGAAGCTGCGCGTCGATAACGCGACCGGCGAAGTCTACGTACAGTCTGCGAAGGTTTTGTCGACACGGTACGGCACGACGCCGGCCACTCTGAGCGAAGTTATTTCCGCTCTTCAGCATCACGGCCTAGTTCCCTAAGTCATGGCACTCAAACTCAGCATCACACTTCCGAACGGCGCGTCTGGCGACTATCTGCGACTGGTCAACGTCGAGTGGGACCGCAACCTTGAAAGCGCGTTGGCTTACCTCGCCTTGTATCTGAACAAGGCACAAGCCGACGCAGCGCCGGCGCATCCTCTGGCGCTGGTCGCACAGATTAACGTGCGTGGCCTGCCGTTTACCGATCACCTGAGCAACGCAGCGCTCAAGGCTCCAAACGTAAACTTCTTGTCGCAGCTCTACCACATCGCGAAGACCGAGCCGTCGTGCGTCAAGATCATCAACGGCGTGAGCGTGCCTGACTTGGCGCAGGCCGAGGATGTCTAAGGGACGACGCTTTGTCGTCGCGTCCGACAACCACGGCGACCAGTACGACGAGGCAACGTTCAAGGCGCTCAAGTCGTTCCTCGCTGAGTTCCGACCAGAGGTTCGTATCCACGCAGGGGACAACTGGGACTTCCGCAACCTACGCAAAGGAGCCTCTGACGATGAGAAAGCGCACAGCCTTGAAGACGACTGGGAAGCTGGCGTCGAATGGTTACGCGCGTTCTTCGACGGCGGGCGGGAGAACCATTTCTTGCGAGGCAACCACGACGAGCGTCTGTGGCACTTCTCCCACAACGCCGCAGGACTGGTCCGAGACTACGCAACCGAGGGCATCAAGCGAGCCGAGCGCGTTGTGGCGCAGGCAAAGGCGCGGATGCTCCCGTACGATTCGCGCTTTGGCGTACTCCGTCTGGGACACCTGAGAGTCGTACACGGTTACTTTGCCGGACTCGGTGCAGCGCGACGGCACAGCATCGCCTACGGCAACTGTATCTTTGGCCACACTCACTCGACCGACAGCGCGCCGGTGGAATCAATCGACGGTCCGGCAGAAGCGC